TGGGGCAACGCTTGTACGGGTGTGCCTGACCTTGATATTGGGCATATCTGTCTCGTCCATGATGCGATGTGGGCGAACGCAAACACGCTGGCAGATAAGCGACGAAGCGACAGGTTGATGATGGATGCAATAATCGAACACGGCAGAAGTAAGCGGCAACCAATAAGATACTGGCTGCTGGGTGTGATTTATTTTCTTGGTCTTCAAACGTTTGGGATGGCGTATTGGGGATTGAGCCAGTGAAGAATCAGTGGAGAGAAAGTTAAGAATGACAAAAGAAAACAGATTTCCGTTAGTATATAATAGATACAAAGTAACTGATGTTACTTCTGATTATACAATTAAACCAGATGATGATTATCTTTACGTAGATGCTACAGGTGGAGATATAGTTGTTACGGTTCCCTCGATAGCAGCAGTAAACACTATTTGGTTACTTTTGTGGACAATTAGGCGAATAGATTCTTCTAGTAATACAGTAACAATTCGGTGTGAGGTTCCTACGGATTCTATTTATGGAAGCAGTAATTACAGCATATCTTTACCTTATCAAGGCAATGTAGCTAGGATAGAGTCTTGGCCACAAAGTGATAAGTATGTGCTTTATAGTGGTGCTTTTACTACGCAAGACGCTGCTTGGAATGATTTGCTCATTAACTCCGGTGTATTTAAGTTTTCTGGTTCTGCTGATCCTACACTACAAAATTGGCAACCTGGGAGCAGTGGAGCAACTTTTAAGGTTTATAAGTTCAAGAAAAATGATGAGATTTATTTTTCCTGTCAACTTCCACACACTTACAAGCAAGGAACAGACTTGAAGGTTCATGTTCATTGGACTCCTTGTGATAGGGGTGTAGCAGAAGATGGAAAATATGTGGGTTGGAAACTAGATTATAGTTGGGCTAACATAAACGGCGATCCATTCCCCGCTTCTGGAACAATTGATATGCATGATACTTGTTCTGGGGTTAATGATTACCATGAAGTCAGTGCTGGGCTTACTTCTATTGATGGAACAGATAAAACAATAAGCTCTATGTTGGTTGGTAGATTATATAGAACCGATACAGGCACAGATGATACATGGGTTGGTACAACAGCATCACAGAGTCCGGCTGTTTTACAGTTCGACATTCATCATCAAATAGACACTATAGGCAGCCGAATCGAATGGGTTAAGTAATGACACAAAAAACAAAAGATGGATTAAGAATATGGGGCAACACGATATCAACTGTTGCTCTTGTGGTGGTGCTTTTGACTGGTTTCTCAGGCATTATATGGTCATTAGCTACTACTAAAGCGGATATTAAGGCCTTTCGTTATGAAGTAAGACAATCTAATAGGGAAATAAGAACATATATAGACCATAAAACAGCGGGAAGGTGGTCAATTTATGATGACTACAACCAAACAGTTAGACTTTGTAATCTAAACAGCCTAAAGATGCCCAAACATGAACGAGCGTCGGATTAAACAATAAATAGTAATAAATAGTAATCATTGAGATAGAAAAGGGAAAAATGAAAAAAACTATTATACACATTGCTCCTGTTACGCCACATATGAGTGGATTATATGAAACCACCCGTGAAATGGTGTATTATGAACAAAAACTAGGATACAATTCTTTTATTTTTGATTCGAGGCCTAGTCCTGAAGAAATTGAAAAGATAAAAGAAATTGAATCTTCAAAACCGAATAAAAACAGTGTTAGCTGCCCTGCTTGTAACATAAGTATTACAACTGGTGAGAGAGTAGTTACTAACCAGCCAAAAGTTCCCGATTGGTCGGAAGATAGAGGCACTTGTAGTGTTCCTTTTGAGTTTGTCATTGATGAACTGAATAAAGGTGGTTTACTTGTTTCTCATTCTGGAGTAACTGAAAAACTAAGAACATTAAAGATTCCTTACTTGCATATAGCACATGGTCGTCCTTATTCTTCTTTTTTAATAGAGCGGTCTGGGCAGAATCCTATTTATTCTACTTATGAGCATATAGGCAGGACGAAAGAACTTATTGGAGCAATAACTCTTTGGCCCGAATATAAATCATATTTGGAGTTATTGTTTCCTAAAATATATGCTTTTGACGCTTGGGTGGACTTAGAAAAATGGAAAGTATTTGATACAGATTATGATTTTAACGGACACAAAGCGGAAATAAATGTTGTGTGTTCTGACGCATGGCGGCTTGATAAAGACCCTTATCATGTGTTAAATAATTTTAGGATTTTTAATAAGAAATACCCTAATTCAAAAATACATATTTACGGCGTCAAGAACGAGCCTGGCTGGAACTGTATGATTGGTAAGATGAAGCAGTTAGGGCTTACTGGTGAAATCATGCCGATAGTTAAAAACTTAGAGGAAATATACAATGCCGCTGATATGTTAGTAACGCCACACAAGATAGCCACTAGGACAATAAGAGAGGCTATGGGCTGTGGATTACAAGTAGTGGGTGGAATAAATAACAGATTTACTGAATATAACGCGGATGTAGAAGATTTGGATGCTTTTGCTAAGGAAATGGAAAGAGCTTATTTGGATATTGAAAAGAAAGATACTAGAAAACTAAACAGACAAAAAGCAGTGAAGTTCTTTGATCCGATAGTAAATATCCAAAAAGTAACTGAATTATATGAAGAAGTTTTTGAAAAGGGTTTGAATAGGATACAAAATAATGGCTGATTTAACAACATTATCTGACTTGAAACTATATCTGGGAGTAGCTTCTTCAGACACAGACGACTTCTACAGTATGCTTATCACACAAGCCTCTAATATAATTGAAAATGAACTAGGCTCAGGAGTGTTGGCGGCTGATTATTCGGAAACCTATAACGGCGACGGCACCACTACTATGATGTTGGACAACTATCCTGTGTTGGAAGTATATAGAGCCACTGATTCAGTTGAAAATAGCATGTATATTACCAATACTAATACAGATAATACCCATGCTACTGTGCAAGTAACAGACTCTAAGATTGTATTAAAGAAAGCCAATGCAGGCACTTGGACTACATCAGATATAATTAGAAGCGACTATTCTACTCTATCAGCAGTAGAAACAGCTATAAATGCTTATGGGGACTGGTCTTGTGTTGTTACTAGTACCTATGAAGATTATCCTGTAACTGAAATACTTGAATCTACTGGTAGAAATGCTAGGGTAAATAATGTATATGTATGTGTTCCTTCAAGATGTGAAACCGATTATAAAATAGAAAATGTAAATAGGGCGGTATTATACAACACCTATCGCTGGGCTTGTGGACATAGGAATATCTTTATCAGCTACAGGGCAGGATATGAGACTATTCCAGATGCCATACAAAGCTTGTGTCAGGAGCTGGTTAAGGTATTATATGACAAAAGTAAAGTAAGTGCGGCTTATAATAAAGAGGAAATAGGCGATTATAGCTACTCTACTGGTAATTTGTGGCAGGCTGCTAGTGCGGGAAGCTCATTAAAAGAGTTAAGTCCTACATTATATATTAAACTAATGCCTTATATTCGTTTACTTTCGGCTTAATAAAACAGGAACTAATATGTCTTTTCAATCTTTAATGAACTCAACCATGACAGTATCAAGGTCTACTAGGACTCCTGATGGGCTTGGTGGCTTTACTACTGCCATGAATGACATATATACAGATGCTCCTTGTCGAATACAACCTCTAGGTGGTGCTGAACAAACGATTTATGACAAACAAGGAGTTCCTTCCACACATAAGCTGTTTTGCGAAACAGGGTATAGTTTTATAGAGGATGATACTATAACTGTTAATTCAGAAGAATATGATATTGTTTTAGTTAGAAACATAGATTTAATGGATCACCACTTAGAAGTCAATTTGAGACGGGTAAAACCAAATATATAATGCTAAAGTGGTATGGAAAACAAGTAGAGCAGCAAATAAGAGCCGATATCCAAGCAAGGCTTGCTGTTGTTGGAAAAACAATCCAAAAAGAAGCCAGAGATTCTATGTTTAATAACGACCTGAGAATGGTTGGTGGAAAAATAGCAAGGTCTTCACCGGGTGAGGCTCCTTATAAACAAACACATAAATTAGCAAAAAGTATTGCTGTTGAGATGCTGCCTAAGATGTTGGCTGTAAAGGTAGGCACAAATGTTAAATATGGAAAAGCATTAGAATTAGGCACTAGGAAAATGCGTTGGAGGCCTTGGTTGATTCCGGCGCTTGTAAACAGTATTGGAAAGATTAAAGCTATATTTGCAAAACCCATAGGAAAATCCGGATTATGGGGAGCAACAGAAACAGATTTTACTATGGACGGCGTTGTAAATGTTAATAGTAGTACAGAAGTAAACATGTAAGGATATAATTTTGGGAGCCGAAGGCACAGCACTAATTAAAGCGATTTATGACGAAGCAACAGATACTAGGTATACTGTTGCTGGTTCTGATGGTGCTTTATTATTTGCTACTGTTGTTCAAGACGGCACATATATTGATTCAATAAATGATACAAGCTGGAGCGATCCGACAGAAGATACAACTTTTGTTGTAGACAACGGAAATTTATTTAGTTTAGGCAATGTTATACAAGTGGTTGGCAGCTCTGAACTAATGAGGGTTACAGATATAGCGGTTGATACCCTGACAGTGTTACGAGGTTATGGAAATACAAATAAGGAAGCCTTGGCGGACAATCAGCAGCTTAATTTAATACCTTCAGGAGTGTTTTATGATGAAGCTCCTCCAAGCACGGAAATGCCTTATATTGTTTATAAAATAGCTAGCAAGGCGTTGGATCATAATTTCTGTGGTTACCTTGTAAATGCGGTAGTAACTTTTAACATATACGATTCAAGTTCTAGTGTAGCAAATGTGTGTGCGATTAAGGATAAATTAACAACTGTTTTTGACAGGGCTGTTTTGAATTATTCTGGAAAAACCGCTATTGGTTGTTTGAGAATGAATGATTTAGGCCCCCAAAGGCTTGAAGATGGTTGGATGTGTACGGTAACATATAATATGTCATACGAGTAGTGTGAATAAGTAAATACAAACTAAAATAGTTTAGTTTTATTAGGTTTTATTAAGTTTTATTAAGGAGTATAAAATGGCAGCTTTACCAGGATATGGCGGAAAAGTAGAATTTAGCGGAGTAGTTGGCTCGTCTGTTGTTTGTGCTGGCTCGTGGTCTTTAGACGCTAATGTAGATACATTTGATGTAACAAACTTTTGTTCTACAAGCGCTTATCGAGAATATATTACAGGCCTAAAGGGCTGGACAGTTAGTGTTGATGCTAAAATTGATGGTGATAATGCAGTAGTTCCTGCTGATTTAGGTTCTAGTGCTACAATTAGTCTTTATGTAGACGATACGCATTACTATTTCGGCACGGCTTTGTTAAACAGTTGGAGTCCTACAGTTAGTGTTGATGCAGAACAAACACAGTCTCTTGGTTTCCAAGGCACGGGCGAACTGTCTTATACATAAAAACAAGGTGAGGTAATTATGGCAGCTTTAACAGGATATATAGGCGCTTTTTATATGGCTTCTGATACTGGGGCAGCTACTCCTGTTGGCGGAGCTGTTTTCCCTGTGGGCGGATTTACTAATTGGTCAGTTGATGCTAATGTTAATATATTAGATACTACTAATTTTAGTGATGCTGGCTGGAAAACCTATATTACAGGCTTAAAGGATTGGACTGGTACAGCGGAACAGCACTGGCAGTCTGATTTATTAAGTGAAGTAGGTGATAGAGTAGTTGTTAGGTTCTATACAAACTATGCTAGTGATTGTTACTATTATGGGTATGCACATGTAACGGGACTAACAGAAGGCGCGGAAGTGGATGGCTTGGTAGAACAAGGTTTAACCTTTACGGGTGAAGGCATATTATATCAAGCCTAAATATAGATAAATTAAGAAAGGATTTACAATGGCTTTAGGAAAAGATAGTTTAGAAGTAGCAGCA